TCAGGTCACGGTGTTGCAAGCGGTCGCAACCTTGCAGTGCATTATGGCAGCGTTTCAAGTGGTTCGGGACTCCGTTTTCATACGTTGATATCATTGCAGCGTTCCTCTCGCGGTTCGGTTCCATGCCCACCGGGAGAAGCAATCGCGGCGCCACTCCGGTTCCAGGCGCTTGCAGGCATTTCCGTGCGCTTCTGGTAGCACTTGATTGTCGCTTTTGTCAAAACCGCTGTCAACGCGGGCGCAAGCGGGGCAAACGGTATGCAAGTGTGGCAAAGTGTGGCAAACTACCTTCAAGTGCCAACGTATGAAATCCCCTCCGTAGTGTGCAGTGAAGGAAATCCCTACATGACAGCAGTTGCCAAAAGTTGACAAAAGTGATTTCGCACACACGGTTGTGCCTCGACCGCCCCCCACCCCCTCCCCCACGCCACGCATAAGGTCCAAGAGGTTTCTGGTCGATTTTTGAGATTGGTAGTCTCCACTTGACTTCCTGCCCAACGTGTGCTATATTAGAACTATGAAGCACAAACGATTTATGGAAAAACCAACCTGTCCTAAATGTGGTTTAACTATCTCCAAATGGGCTAAATCTGCTCACGAAGCAATACGACTTTGCCGAAGATGCACAAAGAAACGTAGGAGTACCAATGCTTGAACTCAAAAAATACGAACGCCAGAATATCAAACGTCGCTATGGTTGCGACTGGCAAACTTATGTGCGATCATTCGAACTCCAACAAGGCAAATGTGCAATGTGCGGTGAACTGCCCGGCAAACGTGGATTGAAAGCCGACACGAAGCGCCGACGATTTTCAGCTACGTATTTTAAGCTAATTTGTCCTTCGTGCTACCATGTTGTCAAGCAATGGATGAAAGATGACAAGCGCGCCCAAATACGTTCCTATTTGTGCCTGGATGACGTTGAATGACCAAACTCAATTTTAGGGTAGTCGGAAAGTTTGCTTCCTTTATACATTAACTAATTTGAATTCGAGATTCTTCAATGAAATCAATGGTAGTGCAACAGGGTGGGAAAGTGACCAAAACTTCCTTCCGGGAGGCTTCCCACGAGAACCCAACTAAGTGATATTGCTGGCGAATTCAACCGAAAAAGTGGGAAGATGACTGATTTTTTGGGCGATGAAGGTTGATTTTTTCAAACTCGACTTCCCACCAGAGATGAGCGATTTGATTGAGGAATCCAACCAAAACCTATGCGTGGGAAATGACTCCTATATAAGAGAGATGTCACCCACCCAAAACTTCTCCAGCGGAAACGGAGGGAGTATAACTTCGGTAAGCCTGCCGGAGGCACTGCGGCCTCCTGGCGGCTTCCACAAAGATTATACTAGGCGAAATGAGGTTCCCACGATGGCACGAACACGAGGGCATACACGGAATTTCAATCCATATTCAGAACCAAAGGCATGGCGAAAATTGATGAAGCATAGAAAGAGACGTGCCGAAGTTCGGCGTGCGTTAACTGGCCGTAAAGATTGGGATAATACTGTATGGCCCCTTGATAAGAAGCCTTGGATATATTACTGGTAGGGAAAACAATACCAGTTTTTCCTCCGCTGAAGCAACGTAAGTTTGTGATATCAAACATGATTCTCCAAAGGGGGTGATGCCAAATGACAGGGACACCATATATTCCTGAACCTTTTGTGACACCGTGGGGGCTGCGCATCCACTCGAAAACACGCACGAATTTTAGGGCTTGACAATTTGTAGAATTGTGTTATATTATAAGTATAGGGTATCGCTTTGAGTAACGACAGTGACACTGTGCAAGTTTTGTAAAGCCGAACTCTCTAGTTGGCGATCTCTGCAAATTCATTGCGAGACTGAGCATCATGCTGAGTACGTCGCGATTCAGAAATGGCTTGGCAAAACGGTAAAACCGAAGTTGGAAACCCTAAAAAGATTAGCCCAGGAAGGTTTACATGGCTTCCGTGAGATCAGGAACTTGAATGACTGAAGCAGCTAACCCAAATATTCTTGGCGTAAATCCTGATGATTATCGCACATGTAAGCGATGCAAGCGGCTGAAGACAATTGGTGAATACCGACCAATCCCAGGTGGCAGGAAGTCACCTGTTTGCTCCGAATGTCAATCAGAAAGACTTCGTGAAACCAAAGTCTTAGGTAAAGATGAATCGCACCAGCGGGCGTGGATCATTGGCGAATTGATTAAACAGTATCGAACGACTGATAAGCAAACCGATAAGATACGATGCTTGGAGGCGTTGGCAAAACTTCTGCCTGATGATAAAAAGACGTTGCTTGACGACCCAGGAGTAATCCAAAGCCTAATGAAGGGTTTGGACGCAAAGAAACGCAAAGCTAAGGAATCAAAGGAAGATGCCGGACCAGCAACAACAAGCGAACCCAAATGAAGAAGGCTTCGTCTTGCTTCGTTTGCATTTTTCTGCCGATCCAGAAAAAGACGACAAGTGGGCAGCAAAAGCTAAGAAGGAATACCCAACTGAAGATTGGGAGCGCGAATTTGAGTTGAAGCCGGTTGGTCATCGAGATTCGTATCCGGTGTTCGGTGACTATAAGCGAATCCTTCATGAAGACGAAAACTTGGTTTGGTTGCCTTCGAAAGGCAAAGTAATCTATCGTGGGTGGGACTTTGGGAAGGTTCATCCATGCGTTGAGTTTGCACAATGTTTTGGCAACTCTAAGAACTATGTTGACGAACTCTACGGCAACAACATTTTGTTTGAGCCGTTTATTCAACAAGTTCTTGGGCATTCAAACGTAAACTTTCGTGGTTGTACGTTTGTTGATTGGGTTGATGTTTCTGGACGTAATGAAGATGCTTGGGGAAATTCATCGATCAAATCAATGCGGCAGTATGGACTGCATCCCCGTGGCCGAGATCAACCAGTTGAAGAAGGTATCCGGCTTATGTGCCAGGATATGGTCAGGTTGGAGGATGGACACCCGTACTTTCGGCTGAACCCATTGAAATGCTCCCATCTGGCTGCGTCATGTCGTGGCGGTTACAAGCGTAACAAAAAAGGCGATATAATCAAAGACGGAATAAACGATCACCCTGTTGATGCAGCAAGATATCTTTATCAGGGTGTTGGCAGTGATACTTCGAAAGATTGGACAAAGATTCAGGACAAACTCAAACATCAGTATGGCAAGTTCCCAAAGGATGGTAGACAGGTACGGCGGTAATGGAAAAGCCAAAAATCAATTACTCGAAACTTGTCCAAGTTTCGGACGGCAAACCATATCGGTGGTACAAGCGCAAGAATGGAACGTTTGTTGAAGCGTCTGTTTGTTGTGATTGTGATCTCGTTCACATTGTGCAGCTAACTCCAACCAAAAGGTATTTGAACGTTCGTGTTTGGCGTGAAGATATTAAAACCGAAGAACTGAGGGCAAAAAGGAAAAAGAAATGAAACGTTGGCTAATTACTGTAATACTTGCGTTTGCACTTTCGTTTGGCGGAATTGGGGAAGCGCAAGTCAAAAGTCAGTTTCCAAAACTTGATAAACAAGATGCAGTTGCATTTGAATTTATGAATTGTAAAGATGTAATCATGTCAATTACAACTTATGCCAATGATGATGATATTCGATACTTTGTTTATGAAGTTAGTGATACGATATTTGCCGTAGTTGAATTTGAGTCAAAGTCGGACAAGGCAATTGCAATTTATGTGCTTTGGCCCGATAAATCTGTTTATAAGTTTATTCCTATTGAATTCGGTAAACTCGAAAGCCCATGTAAAACGGTTGAGTCATTGAAACTACAAAATGAACGCAATAAGTTCTAATGAATTTCTCCCGTAATGAAGCACTTCAGTTCATCGCTGAAGACTTGCACGAAGCCGGGAGTGATATACTTCACTTTGCCGACAGTATATGGACGCATGATCCACATGCAATAGGTACGAAGATAGTAAAGCTTCCGTTATGGAAAACTTATATTCCAAAACTACTGACGCTTGCAGCGAACCACCCACGCTTGGCCATTTACAAATCGCGGCAAATGATGGTCACATGGATCATTTGTATCGTTTGCTTATGGGAAGCTTTGTTCAAGGCTGGAAGTCACATTGCGTTAATATCAATGAAGGAAGAGGACGCAGGGAAACTGATCGGGCGAATGAAATTGATGTACGAACACTTACCAGCCCATTGGTTGCTCGGTTTGCCAGAAACTAAATACTATCGCGGAAAAAAGGGAATCATCCTGCGAATGGTGGTGCAGCATACTGGTGGGGAACCAGAAAGCGTAATTCAGGCATATCCACAAAATGGAAATCCGGGTCGATCAGAAACTTTATCACTTTGTTATTGGGATGAAGTTGGAGAATGTGACGACGCCGAAGCACGAAATATGTACGCAGCGTTGAGACCAACATTGGAGAATGGCGGTAGGTTGATAATGTCGAGTACGCCACCAAGGTCCGAAGAACACTTTTGGCAGCATTTTTGTTCGGGGCAATACTTTGGTGGATAATGTCTTGTGGTTGGTTTCAAAGGACTAAATCAAAGTTTCGGTGTATTCACGATTCACGAGGGAAAACTTCGTGGACCCACACTTTAGCTATACCAATTGTTATTTTGATAACGTTGAAATTACTTCTTGGTGGAATTGATTTCACGATAGTTGGCTACCATATTATCACCGCATCTATGCCAGGTTCAGATTACGTCGAAATGGTTAAGTACTGGATTGGATTATTTGCAATACGTGAAACGACAGAAAAGGTTATTGGTTATTTAGGAGAAAAGAATGGGAGCAGCACTCATTAGTTTACTTGGTCCTTTGATGGGACCGCTGCTTGCCGGATTCGCCGCGTTGATTGCCATACTAGCACTTTACTTTGGCGTAAAGCGAAAAGGTGTTACCGAAGAACGCGAACGACAAGAAGCTGCGAAAGCAAAAGAAGTTGCCAAAATGCAGGAGAAAGTCCAAGAAGCAATTTCTCAAGATTCACTGATTGACCAAAAGGTGACGAATGAAATTAAGAAAATTGAGCAGGATGTTGAGAAGTCTTCTACTTCTTCTCGCCCTGACAAGTTTCGGTTTTAGTTGTGTACTTCCGCAACTACAACCAACTGTAATTATTTATCTGCCGGAGCCACCAATGTTGGCGGAGTGTCCACCGAAGGTTGTTGTCGAAGGTGATGTTGACGGTGAAAATATTACTTTATCCCTTATTGACGCGCAACGGTTGCGTGATTGGATTAATAAATATATTGTTTGCTCAGAAAGCAATCAAGTGAAGTTGAAAGGGTATTCCGAAAAGCTAGAGAATCGCTTGAAAGCCGTGGGAGGAAGATAAAATGTTTGGATTTGTAGTTAGTTTGATTGTAGTTTTGTGTTTGGTTGGTGGTGTGTTTTATGGTTACAATTATTTGAAGGCGAAAGTCAACAAGACCGGCGTAACTGATGAACTTCTGAAGACGGTTGAGAATATCACCAAAAAGCCTGAATAATGGTTTCATTGATCCAAATTCCAAGCTATCTCGACGAACCCGGAGATTACTCCGAACTCGAATTGCTTGCTGTAACTGTTTACTTGGAGGCATCCGGCGAGTCCTATGAAGGCAAACTCGCCGTTGCTTATAATCCGCTCAATCGAGCGCGAGCTAATTCATGGAAGTTGCACAAAGCGATACTTGGTCCCGATCAGAAAGCTTATAATGACGGGCGACCGTATGAAATCTATTCGTGCTGGAATGACAATGAGCGTGAAAGTACCAAACGCAGAATAAAGAATATACCGTACAATCTTGCTCCGTGGGGAGAATGTTGGGAAGCTGCTGAAGCGGCATATATTGGCGAACAGCCTGATCCATCAAATGGCGCGTACTTCTACCTCAACGAAGAAGTCACACGAAAGCTTCAAGGTGGGAATCTTCCTGGCTGGTGGGATAGCGACACAGACGCAACAAGCGAAGTCAAGATTGGCCGACATACGTTTCGTCGTAGGAAGTGGTAGAACAAATGGCTGAAGATCAATTGAGTGATCCATCAGGATCGAAGATTGAAGATACTGACGAACCTACTGGACCAATCAGTGGTGTCGATTCGGTGGAGTTTACCAATTTCGCTATTGATGCGGATGTAGTTGCTGATATAAAGAAGAATATCTTCCCGCAGATCAAGAAAGCGAGAACGAATCGTAATTCGAAGCTTTCTGACGATTGGGATAGGTATCGAGATGTTTATAATCAACGCAGAACTATCTCTTTCTACGAAGGCCGGTCACGTTTGTTTCTTGGCGCGATTCGGAAGGCAGTAGATACACTCACTCGGATCGCCAAAGATTCAATGCTTGCCGATCCGTATGTCAGCGTTGACACGGATGTTGAGCGTTGGCGTGATGTAGGCGTACACTTTATCAAATATTTGCTTGAAACTCAAGGTAAGATTCGTCCAAAGCTTTCGATGTTCTTGCGCCAACTCTATCAGATTGGCACGTCGTGTATGAAGTTCGGCTGGAAAACCAGTTACCGAACCGTTACCTATCGTGAAAAAGGCGAGATGGGGCTGGAAATCAAAAAGCGTAAAGCTTACGATCACTATGGCCCAACGCTTGATGTCATTGATATGCGGCATGTTTACGTGTGGCCTGAAGTCGCTACTGATTATGACGGCTTGCAGATTGTTTTTGAAGATTCAGTAACGACAATCAACGAACTTCGCCGAAAAGTGAAAGAAGGTTGGTACGAACCTGAAACTGTTGATAAAGTAATCCAAAGGAGATCAGGCGAGATCGCGCAAGAAAACAAGTCTCGAAGCCAATCTGTTAAAGAGGGCGTGATTGACACTGAACTTGAGCAATCCGAACTTGATATCACCGAAGCTTGGATACGTTACAAATTGCCTGATAATGACGACGATAACGAATCGTTGCCGTGGGTTTGGTTGACGTTCGCCGGTGAAGAAATCCTACGCGTGCAAGAGAATCCGTGGTGGTTCCAGACTCCACCATATTTGTTTGGTGCAATCTTCCGTGAACATGATTACTTCTATGGGCATGGGTTGATCGAAGCTACCGAAATGTGGCAGTATATGCTGAATGATATCGTCAACCAGACGATGGATTGCGGCACGTATGCGTTGAACCCGATTACAATTATGGACCCCGCTGCTGTTGACGATCCTGATATGTACCAGATCGAGCCAATGGCAAAATGGATGATAGCACCTGATGCTGTGAGTTTCGAGCGTCCACCTGCGAATATGACGCAGGAAGGTTTGGGGATGGTAAGGTTCTTGCTAAACATTGTTCAAGAATCTACTGATGCAACCGCAATCGTTCAGGGTACGCCACGAGAAGGTATGGGGCCAGCGGCAGGTACGGCAACTGGTGTATCACAACTTCTTGCATCGTCGAGTGCAGCAATTGTCGATCACGTCGAAGAACTTGAACCACAGGTGTTTACGCCATTGCTGAAGATGGTCGAAATCTCGGCTCACCAGTTTATGGACGAGAAGATGGTCATTCGGCTTGAAGGGCCGGATGCCGTTGTGATTACGCAGCGAATCATTGAGCCGCAAGATTTGATCCTTTCGACTGATATTCGCTGGATAGCAAGTCGTCGATTGCGTGAGAAACTTGCAAAAGGCCAACAGTATCTCAATATGTTGAACATTGCGCTTGGTGTCGATCCACAATTGACACTTCAGCAAGGTTTTATGATCGACTTGAAATACCTTATCAAAGGTGCTGCTATTGCGATTGGTGCAGATGACTCTGATAAGATCGTCAAAGACGTTACGCAAGGTTTGCCTGGAATTCCAGCCGAACTCGAATATGAACTTGCGATATCTGGTCGTTCGGTTGTTGCATCACCGCTTGAATCACCTGAAGATCATGTAAGAAAGATTCAGATATTGATGGCATTGCCAATACCACAAACAGAATATGCACAAATGAAGTTGAAGGAATTGATCGCAAGCCATTATGCTGTCCTGAATCAACTTCAGGCGCAAATGATGGCGCAGCAGCAAGGTGGAGTGCCTGGTGGAGCACAACGTGGCCCTGTTGGTGGAGTGGGTGGCGGGACTCCTGTAAGACCCCAGGAGCAACCCCAGGGTGGAAATCCTGCTGATGCATTGAAAGGTCTATTAAGCCAGACGGGGGGAGCGTAAGATGCCGTATACGATTACAAAGTTTGATGACAGCTACAAAGTGACTTCTCCACACGGTACGAAAGCGAAGAAAACAACCAAGACGAAGGCGAAAAAACAAGTAAGGCTGCTTCGGGCGATTGAGCATAACCCAAATTTTACACCATATTCAGCAAGCAACACCAAAGAAAGTAGTTTTCGAAGGCGGAGGAAATAATCATATGCCACATCAAGAGTGCGTTGACCATTTACAGATGGCGTTGGAGATGGTTCCGGCAGGCAAGGAAAATGACGAACTTCGTATGCATATTTCTGAGGCTTTGAAGGAAGTTGAATCCAGCTACGGGCAGGAAGATGGTGAGATGGAAGGTGAAATGTCACAAGAATCCGATCCATATATGTCCAAAAATCGTATGCCAATGAATATGATGAAGCGACGTATGATGATGAAGGAGTAATCGTGGATATTTCGAAGCTTACACTCGAAGACGAACTCCAACTCTTTGAAACTTTCGTAAAGTCGCCTGCTTGGGAAGTTGTGAAGTCTCGTTGGGAACCTTTGGTAAGTACAGCAATTGGAGCGGCGCTTTCTGGTAAAGTAAGTGGGTCAGAACGTGATTTTCTTGCGGGAAAGGCGAATGGATTGAAGCACTTTTTGGAATATCCAAAAAACCATATTCACAACCTAGAAGTAAAGATCAAAAATGAGGAAACCAAAGCCAAATCCAAGTTTGGTCAGACGTAATCCGGCGCAAGAACGTGAAATCGTCAAAAAGTATGGAATTACCGAAGACCAATATCAGGCGATTCTTCAATTACAAAATGGAGTATGCGCTATCTGCGAGCGGCACCAGCGATACAGGCGGCTCAGCGTGGATCATTGTCACAAAACCCAAAGAGTCAGAGGATTACTTTGTAACAGGTGTAATCGGAATATAGGAAGGTTTTTTGATTCTCCTACAAGCTTGAGAAAAGCTGCGGAGTATTTGGAAAATTACAGTTTGAAACTCGTCAATATAATCAAGTGAGCCACACTTGGTTAAAGCGACGTTAAAATCAAGGAGGGCAAATGGCAAAAGATACTTCATTAGTTCCAAGTAAGGAAAATCCAACGGTGGAAACACCGATTCCTGAACAGGACGCGGCGGAAACGGTAGTTGATGAAACTGCCGAAGGAGTAGAATCGCCACCTACCCCACAAATAGATTATGAAGGTAAGTTTCGTGCTTATGAGGAACGACTAACTCGTGCCGAAGAACGAAATCGCTACCTTGAGCAGACTGCTCGATTGCTTGAAGAGGATCGTCAAAATCGTAGTCGTCAGCATCAAGAGCCACAGAAAACCAACGATGATCTTTCTGCGGAATTGCTTGATCTTGACAAAACCCTTGACCCGATCTTTTCGAAGCGATTGAAATCAGTTACTCAGCCTTTGGTTGATACTGTTTCGCGTCTTTACGACGAACAGGATTCTTCGAAGTTTGAAATGTATCTTATGCGAAACCACCCGGAAGTTTTCGAAGAAGAAGGTGGGATTGATAAGGTATTTCAAGAAGTCGAAACTGTCCGTCAGCAAGCAGCGAGAAATTACAATCAGTGGTTGAGCCGTGTTGATGCTTTCTTGTATTCGCAGGGTATTCGTGGAGTTCAAGCGCAATACAAGACACGCAAAGAGAAAAAGTCTGTTCAAGTCCATGATGAAGCCAAACGGTTGCAGAGTGTCAAAGCTGCTGGAAGCGGTGTGCAGAATACGCAGCCGAAGAAAGCAATTGGCGGTGACATTCAAGCAATTCGTGAAAAGGCGACTCGTGGTGATCGATTATCGGATGCGGAACGAGCAAAGTATCGTGACTTTATTGCCGATCAAACCTTCTAATTTGAAAGTTAAGTTAGTTTAGAAGGAATTTTGTTTTATGGCTATTACAACCTTTAGTACCTTGGCACCGAGTGGCGGTCTTGCGACAACTGACGATGTAGTCAGATATATCCGCGATGAATTGCTCTCTTTAGCCGAGAAAAATGTAGTTTTTGGGCAGCAAGCATTGAAGGTGCAGCTTCCACAGCATAATTCGAAGACGATTCAGTTTTCGCGTTATCCACGTTTGTCTTTGCCTACCACACCGCATACGGAAGGCGATGCTTCTCCGACGCCGCAGGCTTTGTCGGTTGAAACTGTCTCCGCGATTGTCGATCAGTGGGTTATGGTTGTTTCGTTGACGGACCTTTCCGTTATTACGATCAAGCATCCATTGGTTCCGATTGTTACCGAGCGGCTTGGTTTGGCGAAAGCCGAATTGGTTGATCGCGAAATCCAGAAAGTGCTTCTGGCAGCGGATTCCGCAGCTTTCGCGAACGGTGCCGCAAGTCGTGCAGCATTGACGAGTACCGATACTGTCAATTCTGTCGAAATGCGTAAAGTTTGGCGAACTCTGAAGCGGAATGGTGCGCGTCCTTTGGGAATGAACTTTTTGTCGATTGTTGATCCTGAAGTATCGCAAGATATTTCTGCCGACGATCTGTTTCATTCTGCTCATGAATTGAAAGACGTTACGGCGCTTTACAACAACGAGATTGGTGAATGGATGGGCTTCCGAGTGATGGTTAGCAATTTCATTCCTACTCATGCGTTGATTGCTGACGCTGATTGGTCGATGGCTGTTGCTGGTGGTGGAACGTGGGCTGGTGGCGACAACAAAGAAGTGTATTTCAAAATCACACGGGTCGAAAGCGACTTCGGTTTTGAGACTGATATTTCTAATGCTGTTGTTGCTTCTGATGTAGACACTAACGAGAAAGTTACGATTACTTTCCCGTCGTCTCCGGCATCTGGCGTGACGTATAATGTTTATATGTCTGATACCGATAATACGAGCACAGATGTAAATCTGCGCTTGGTGAGCACTGGCAATGCGCCAGCTTCGGCATTGATCGTTACTACGGTAAATACAACGTTCCCAACGGCTGCTGCGTTTCCAACGACTGCTCCGGCAAGTCCTGGAACTGGTGTG